AACCTTTGGCTCAACGGCGAATGGGCTAGTCGAGTCCATCCCGAGTTCACCCAGCGACTTGCCGTAGTACGCTGCGCAACGGCGGAAGAAACTTGCGGTCATGACGTTCATACAGGTGCGGGGGTTGAAGCCGCGATAGTCGACACGCGCTAGGCCGCCCGTCATCATCCCGCCAAGGCGCCCATCATCGGCAATCAGTAGAACTGATACGCCGCTCTGCGCCACGGTGCACGCCGCCATAATCCCGGCGAAAGTTGCACCATAGATCACCACGTCAGCACGTAGGATGGATTGCGAGGTGCGATCGGCCGAGCGTAGCGCTACGGCAGTGAGGGGCGCACCTTCCGCGAGGCCGCCGCCCGGCGCCCCGCTTACCGGGTCGACCAATACCGACGCTGCGGCCGACTTCAGCTTATCGCCATAGGTCACGACCCCGCTAATGGCGCGAATATTCAGCACCACTGGCGAATCGTATGGGCCAAAAATCTTTTCCTCGGCGCGCAAGCGCTTGGTATCGAAACCCGCGCCAAGCGTGCCCGAGACGACGTCGACAAACGCCTCGCCCGGCGTGCTGACCGACAGCATGCGGCCTGTCGATACCGGAACTTGAACGCTGGTGGTAGTGGTAGGCATGGCGGGGGTTTCCTAGGTTACGGGGTCAGCGATTTGGCCAGGGCGACGGCAGCATCGCTGCGCATCGCCTCGAGTTCAGCCGTCATCAGTTTGTTGCGGGCGGCCGGCTTGAGCTTGTTCCACTCGTCGGCGGTCTTGCTCGAGCGAGCGTGTGCGGCGGCCACGATGGCGCCGAGCTGCACGTCCGGCGCGCCGTTGCCGATTTCGTAGGTCGACTGCTCGAACTTATCCGAGCCCAGCAGCACCACGGGAGCGGGCACGGTTGGCTCGAGGGCGACAGGCGCCGCAGCTGGCGCTGGCGCGGCCTTGGTCTCGACGAGGGCCAGCTGCGCGATAGCCTCGGCAAGCGTGGCCGGTTTGCGTGGCGGCGCGACGTGGTCGACCGGGGCGCCCAGGTTAGCGTATTCCGGCTTGATCGTGACGGCCGGGCCTTCAACGGCGAAATTGCGGCCCTCGGTGGCGGCGGGGTCAACGATAATCAGGCCGGCGCGCTTGGCCAGCAGCTTGACGTTCTCGACGTACTGGAAATACGGGCCGCGCAGGTACCAGACGCGCGGATCTTCGACAGGCACTTCGGGGGTATTGGATTCCATTTTGGGGCCTCAGAATAGAGCTGCAGATGAGGGAGCGCCGGCCACTCTTCAGGGCCGGCGCCAGGGTATTACGACAGGGCTTGGCTACCGATGGTGACGACGCCCGCCGAATGCTTGTAGCTGGCGTTGACGAAATCCCAGTTGGTGCCGGTACCGATGGCCGCGTCGCTCGGCGACTTGCCGCCGTTGGCCTCGTCCCAGGTGTAGCCGTCCAGCTCCAGACCGAACGAGTAGTCAGTCTGCATCGTGGTGCTGATGCGGGTACCGCCGTTGTTGGTCTGGATGTTGGTGATGATGTCGCCGGCGTTATGCACCTTGGCGGCGCCAGGGCGCAGCGACAGCACTTTCAGCTTGTTCGGCGAGCCAGCGGCGTACAGCGCCGGGGCGTCGGTGACGACAACAGGCTTGCCCAGGATGTCCAGCACCAGCACGCCACCGGCGACGTACAGCCGGTTGGTGTTGGTCAGGTTCTGGCCGATCAGCTTGTGCGCGCTGATGCCGTTCATCACCATGCCGACCAGCGTGCCCGAGGCGTCGCCGAACTTAGCGTGCGCGTCGTTGAACGCATTGTAGGAGATACCGGCCGACGCCGAGACATCGTTGGTAACGGCCGCCTGGTTCTGGATCGCGGTAATCAGCGCCAGAATCGCGGTGTTCAGCATGTCGGCCATGATGGCTTCGGACATGTTGCGCGACGCGACCTCGATCGCCTCGGCGGTCGGTTTGTTGAGCCAGGTCAGCTGCGCCGGCTCGTAGCGGATTGGACCGAAGCCGCCCGCGATCTTGACCGCGGCTTTTTTGGTCTGCGTCAGGTCGGTAACGGTGGGAGTGCCCTGCGCGGCGTAGCGGTCGACGCGGCGCTGCGAGCTATGGATAGCGTTCCAGAAACTGGACTCGCTGAAGTCACCGACGAAACCGTCGGTGCTCATGACGATCATGCCCTGCGAGGCCGCGTTAAACAGTTCGATTTGCTGGGCCAGCGTTTCGATTGCGGCCGGCATCACGTACTGATTGAATACCTGCATTTGAGAGAGCGACATATCGTCCTACCTTTCGTTGATTAACTTCCGTTTTGCGGCGCCAAGTCCGGATACTTGGCGGCAATCGCCGCGACCCGTTCCGCCTTGCTTCCGCCAAAATTGGGCGTCACTGCGCCCGTCTGTTGCTGCTGTTGCTGGCCGGGCGGCGTACCCTTGCCGCTCCCGCCTGCACCGCCGCCGCTATTTGGCGCGGCAGTGACAAATACCTTGCCGTCGTCGCTCGCGGCCCATTCCTTGACAAAATCGTTCAGCGCCTTGCCGCCAATCTGCGCGGTCCGGGTTTCGCCGTCGGCCACGACCTTAGCCTCGGCGCTGGTCTTGATCATCGCCACCGCCGCTTTCAGGTGAACCGGGTTTTTCACGCCCGCTTCCATCAGCGCCGTTTGCAGACCGGCATCGACCAACAGCTTGTGGTTGTAACCCTGCTCGCCGGCCAACGCCTTGGTGGTGTCATCGGCCGTTTTCTGCAGCACTTTCAACTGCTTGCCCTGGTCCGCAACCGTGGCCGCCAGCGTGTCGCGCTCGTTCTCGACTTCCGCCAGTTGCTCCGGGGTGATCTCCGCGCCCTTCTTGGCCTTCTTCAGATCGCCCAGCAACTCGCGGTTCTTCGCGGTCAACGGGGCGATTGCCTCGGCGATCCGTTCGTCCAGCAGCGCGATGTCGGCCGGGTCTTTCGGGTCAAAGGCGTGCATCGGCAGCGCCGCGAACATGAAGAATCGCGAAATCAGTTTCAGAGCAGACATGGTGTTTTCCCTCGGGGATGGCGCGGCGCAGCCGCAAATTCGGTGATATGCGGCTCGGCCGCCTTACGAGACTTGCCGCAGGCAAATCATTGTCGCAATTCTATACCACAATTTAATTTCGTTGCGAAAATCCTTGCAATGCTTTAATTATTAAAGTAAAGTGACGGTACTGGCAGCACAAAACGAACTGGAGGAACCGCATGCGCGCTATAGCCGTCAACAAAAGCACTGGCAAAGAATTCGACATTTCCGATATCGTTGTCGACACTCTCGGCGCGGAAATTACTGAGGAGAATTCCGCCGAAGCAGTGCAGATCGCTTTCGAGTGGGCTATCGACGAATTCGGTTTCGACAACGCCGATGCCGGCCTGGAAGAATAATCAACCCCGCTCGCTACGGCGGGCATCACCTGGAGACAGCATGAACAAATTGGAGCGCTTTTTCTGGAATAACGAAATTTTTGTTGTTCTGCTTATCCTTGGCACGGCCGTCGGCGCCTTGCTCGCGGCGTGCTATTACACCAGCCGCGCCAGTTGCGAAAATTACGCCGAGCTAACCGGCGAACAGCACGTCTACCAGTTTAGCGGCTGCCGCATCAAACGTGACGGCCGTTGGGTCTCCCTCGAAGCTGCCGAGAGCGGCGCCCGCGACCTGACGATACGGGAGGCAAAGTGACCTTTATTCTGATCCTGGTCTTCTCACTCGGCTACGGCAGTTTTCCGATGACCGTTACGGCCGACTTCACGAGCGAAGCGACCTGCCTGCGCGCCCGTAACGAAGTGACCTCCGCTTATAAACGTCTGGGCCGCGAAAATGCGCTGCTGACCGCCAACTGCCTGCCAAAGTGAGGTGACGAAATGAAAGCATTCCAAGTATGGATGGTGGCGCGCGAGCCGGCCACGCTGCAGGAGCTGGGCCGCGTGATGCTGCGCGAATCGGACAGCCGCGAAAATTGCGAGGTGTTCAACGAGGCGCTCATCGTGGCCGACAAGATCAACCTTGCGCGCTCTCACTTCGGCCGCGCGGTGCACGTCCGCCAGCCGCTGTACGTGGTGCTGACGCTGCCCTCGTTCACCGAGCGCGTGCGCGACTTCAAAGAGCGTGCCGCCGCTGATGTGAAAAACACCCTCTCGCGGCACCTGGAGCGCGATTTGCTCGAGTCCCTCAAAACCTTGCCACAAGGAAGCGAGCCAGACCCCATCGACGACCTGGCGCAGCTGGCGACACCTTGGAAGCCCGGCACGCCGTTGGGCGGCGTCGACGCGATCACGGTTAGCGGCAAGACCTACCAGCAGGTGTTTTGCGAGTGCAAGGGCACGGCCAGCTCGACCGAGCACCCTACCCGGTGCGGCGTTTGCGGGAGGGCTTTTAAATGATCGCCCCTGATTACATCACGCTCCAGTACTTCGAGCCTGACGAGATCCTGAATGCGCGAGACCAATGGAAGCCTCTGCTCGACAGCGGGACCGCGACTACCCGACTTTTCGACGCCGACTATTACGTCATGGAGCAGATTGTAACGTTCGGCCGCCATCGCGGCATCGAAGCCTTGACGCTTCAGCTCGTTAAGAAAACAGTTGACGCTACCGTCACTTCCGGTTAATCTAGGGTTTCGCAGCCGCCAACGCGATCCCAGTCCGGATTAACAGAGCCGGAGCAAGAGAACGACCGGACTAGCCCCGCCCCTGAGAAGGAACGCGGGGCTTTTTATTGCCCGTACCGTTTGCGCAGCTCGTCGAGCGTCAGCGGCCGGCCGTTTTGGTCGAGCAGCTGCTGCAACGTGATCTTGCCGTCATGCCATAGCTGGGCGCGGCCGGGGCCGAGCAGGTCGTTTGTGAAGGCCGGCCCGCGCTGCTTGAGGTAGTCGGCAAACTCGGTCTTGGCGCTGACCGGGCCGCCGCTGGCCGCGCGCGTGCTCGCCTGGAACTCGGGGATGTCGATGCCCAGCTCGCGGAACGTTTTGGTGATCGGCACCTCGACGCTGCGGCAGTTCCAATGACGCGGCACGCCGCCATTGTAGGCGAGCGTCGTCGGCGTGATCGGCACATACTCCAGCGTCCACTTGGCGCCGCTGTAGGCGACGCAGATAACGGTCGTATGCCCGTCCAGCGTGGATACCTGCCGGATGCCCTTGATGACATCGCTGTTCGCCTGGAACGTGTCGCGGCGCGCGGTGGCGGCCACGGTTTGCACCGCCGTTTGCACCTCGGCCGCCGCTGCAGCGCGCGCCTTTTGCATCAGGCCGCCGGCGTACTCATAGACGCGCTCGCCGTCGACGACCTTGTAGCCGACCGCCTTGCCGCGCACGCGCTGGATAAGCTGGGCGTTCGTCTCACCCTGCGCCAGGCCCTGCGAAATCTCCGTCTGGAACTGCCATTGGTAGTTAGTCGACTGCCGGCTCCACCAGTCAGCGTTCGTCGCGCCCTGAATCATCGTTTTGTCGACGAGGCGCTTAAAGTAGGTCTCCGTCGGCAGCGCCGGCACAATGTGACCCTGAAACGCCCGGTCCAGCGCGTCGGCCGTTGCCTGCGCCTCGGTGCGCGCCAGGCCCTCGAGGCCGATCGTGCTGGCCTCGCTCATGTCGCCGTAGTACTGCTCGATTACCGCCTGCGCCTGGCTCAGCAGCCGGGCCTTGTCCTCGCGGCTGATGTCGGTGAGATTGGCATGCAGCAGCTGGCCGACGAGGTCCTCCTCCATGCGCTTGAGGATGCGCAGCACGCGCTGCTGCTCCCCCGCGCTAAAGCGGAAAATGTTGATCTGTTGCGCGATGATGTCCTGCGCGAGCTGCGTGTCTTTATCGGTTGCCATGCTTTAATAACTAAAGTATTATGTGCTCAGTGCGCTGCAGCCCGTGGCGCCAATACTGGAGATTACCATGCTGAAACGTGAAGTACCTACCGGCCCAGCGGCCGACCTGCTGCGCCGCGTGCTGCAAGCCATCGACAAACAACAGGTTTCGCCGATGGAAGAAATACGCGAGTTCTTGGCCGGCGCGCCCGCGCATACGCCTTTGCCGCTGGTAATGCGCGGTAACGCTGCTGCGGCCGACCTGCTGCGCCCTAACGGGTCGGTTTTTCTCTGCGATATGAAACCTGCGGATGCCGAGATGGTCCTCGTGGCGGTCAACAACTTCTATGCGCTGCGCGACGCCGCGCTCGAGTCTTTCCATTACGCCCTCGACCGGCATCAAGATATTTCCGACCTGCGCGTTTTGCTGCTGGCCTGCGGCGCCGAACTCCCCGAACGGTTCCAAGAATTGCCGCCGGCCGCCCCTTGGAAAGGCGTCGAGCCCCTGCCAGCGCCTGTTATGCCTGCACCACCAGTCCCCCGCGCGCCCTTACCTCGCGTTGGGAGTTATCAGCCGCGTCCGCATACTTGCCATGTTCCTAAGTATGCCTGCTGGATGACCAGTGCAGAAATCAGCCTGGTGGAACAGGGGAAAGCGTACGTTGACCCGATCTAAACGGCAGGAGCTGGGGCCGGCGCGGGCGTGGCGGTTGGCGTCGGCCCGGCGCCGGTAAGTAAGGCGGGCGGTTGGTTGGCGATCTTGCTTTCCTCGTCCTCGAAATCGGCAGAATCACGGATCACCTCGCCTTGCTTGAAGTTGTCGAACAGGGTTTCTTTGCTGATGGCGCCGGCCTGCCACGCCCCGACGAGCGCCGTCAGTTTCTGCGCGTCCATCGGCACCGGCAGGAAATCATTGTTGAGGATGAACTCGACCTCGCCGGTACCGCCGGCCCACTCGTCGAACCAGCCGAGCGCGGTCTGCATGCCCTTGCTGATGGTGCGGCCCTGGCTGCTGAGCGTGGCCTGTTCGCCGCTGCGATGGATGCCCGCCGTCTGCGCCGCCTCGACGCCGCTTTTCTGGTCCTCCAGCATGCGCGCGCCCAGCACCGCCATTTGATTTTCTTTGGCCGCGAGGCGATTCTCCAGCGACTGCAGGCCCTGGCCGGTGTACTCCAGCATGCCGGCGGATGCGTCGGGCGAGGGGAATACCCAGGCATCACCGCCGCCCATGTAGAATTCCGTCTCGACTGGATTGCCGTTGGCGTCGACCGTCGGGTTAATGCCTGCGATCCAGGGTTGCGGCAGTGATGTTTTGTGCGCGCCGTGCTCGAGGTCGGCCGTGGTCTGGTAGTGCGAGACGTTGACGTAGGCCAGATCCATAAGCGGCGGCTCGGCCACGCATGCCGTCGTGTCGTCGACGCCGATAAACTGGAACGGAATGTAGGCCAGCGGCTGGCCCGACATGAGCGGGTAAAACTCCTCCTCGACGAGGTCACGCACTTTCTTTTTGCCGCCTTCCTCGTACTCCTCTTTGCGGAAAACGCGCACGCGGTACCGCAGGCCCAGCTCGGTACCGCCCACCGTGGCCGCCGGCGCCAGGTCCAGCACGCGCCAACGCGGCTCGCACTTCGGCGTAAATTCGTCATCGCCCGGCAGCGTCTTGGTCTCGGACAGCACAACCAGCGATAGCACGGTCTTATTGCCTATCCAGCTCGTGGCCCAGTTGATAATCTGCTCGGCCTTGTAGAGCGCCATCTGCGGGCGCAGGTTCAGCGCCTCTACCTCGGCTTGGCTGGCGCCGTCGGGCGCGCCCTGCGGGTAGTCGACCATCACGCCGACGCGGCCCACGGTCAGCGCCTCAATCGAGACCAGCAGCGCGAGCGTATCCAGGTCGGTGCCGTCCTTGGTGACGTCCTCAAGCATCGGCTCGGCTCCGGCGCTGACCTGGTCGACCGGGTCAATGCGGAACAGCATGCCGGCCAGGCCGGCGATGGTGCGCCAGGTGGCATTGAAAAAGCTGGTGCGGTTGCGGCGCGCGATGTAGTCGTCCCACTTCTCGTTGTACAGGCGCGGCAGGTACGCCTCGCCCGGCCAGAACGATTTGTAGCGGCTACCCTCCCCGCCGGCCGAGGTGACCGTGAAAGTACCTGGCGATTCGATGTAGCCGACCGGCGCGTCGCTAGAGACGGTCACGGTGCCGACTGTGCCGCGCACGCCGCCGGGCATGGGCTTGGCGCAGTGGATCGCTTCCTGTCCGGCGCTGGCGTCGCGCATCACTTTCCATTTGGGCGCCATGCGCTGGTATTCGGGGTGGAGGGTATCGACTGGCATGATTTAGGTCCCGGCTAGTTTTACTCGTTGAATTCGGTTGTGCAAATGCGGGAACATGTAGCTGATGAAATAGCCGCCGGCGTCGTTCCCGTGGTCGAAACCGCTGCTCTTGTCCGGCTCGCCGTATTTGTCGTACGCCTGCTTTTCCAAGCTTTCCGTATAGCGCGGGCAAGTATCCGGATTGACCCAGTAGCCGACCTCGAAAGCCTTGTTCATGCACAGGATCCGATCGCGCACTAGCGGATTGGACGGATTGTTGAGCACCTGGAAGCCCGCCGCGCGCAGCAGCGCCAGGTCGGTGCTGCTGGCGTTCTGGCTCTTGCGCGCCCCGCCGCTGGCGTCAGGATACACCGAAATGCTGCGCCCCGGAAATAACAGCTTGATGGCGCCGATCATGGCCGGCGTGTCAAGCACGTCCATTATCTCGCGCAGCGCGTAGGGGCGGCCACGCCTGATGACGTGCACGACCGCCGCCATTTTGCCTACGTTGAAGTCCATGCCGATATGCAGGTGCTCCCCCGGCTCGATCCGTTTTGCCGTGAAATTGAGGATCCTGTTAAACGACGGGTAGACGCTGCCCTGCGTCAGGTTGACGAATTCGCCCTCGAGGTAGGCCGAGATCAGCGCATCCGGATAGCTGGCCGTGAGCGAGGGGATGTAGTCGACGGGGAGATTGACGCGATTCTGCCGCGTGGCCGCTTGGACGAAACCGTACAGCGTGCGTAGCTTGGGATCCTTCTGCGGCTTTTGCACGAACTGCTCGTAGGCGAAGCGGTAGCCCTCGGGCGTGGTGGTGACGTCCACGCCGTTGCGCAGGCCCGCGATGTTGTAGCGCATCCTGGCGATGATCTTGCGCCAGGCGTCGCGCGCCTTGTCCTGCGGCAGCGTGTCTATCTCGTCGACGTGCGCGCGGCCGGTCTTGTAGCCGACGATCGAGGCCGGCCGGTCCATCGATCGGCACTTGACGACGCCGTAGTACCACTTGCCGCGGTAAAAATGGACTTCCTTGTTCGAGTCGACGATGCGCACCGACATGCCAAAGTGGTAGGCGGCCTCCTCGATCGTCGGATAGTAGATGTCGCGAATGTGCGGGTAGGTCGGCGCGTAATAGCCCTGGTCGACCCGGGGCTGCTCCAGAAAGTGAGCGCAGGTGGCCAGCGCGCCCGCGAATGTCTTGCCGGCCCCGAAGCCCGCGACGTAGAGTCGGTACTTGTGCGGCAGGCGCAAAAACGCGGCCTGCGGGATGTTGAGCGTGACCCGGGGCTTGTCGGTGCGGACGGGCTCAAGCAGCTGCATGGTCCGGGTCCTTGTCGCCATCCTGGACCGCCCAGGTAACCGTCGCCGCCGGCGGCACGGCGCCGCCCTCGGGGTCCTTGTTCTCGCTCGTCATGCCCAGGTTGCGCATGGCCAGCTCAATGACTTTGGTCTTGTCGCGCGTCTTGACCTCGAAACCCTTGTCCGTTTCCTTGATGCCGACAATCAGCTCGGCCTGCGCCTTGGTCAAGTTGCGCATGTCTTTTGCAAAGGTCAGCATCAGGCCCTCTCCGTCGCACTCAGGACAATCCGGATGCGGCGGGCGCTTCGTGCTGTAGCCCACGCCGCCGAGCGGATCGAAGTTCAAGCCGAGCGGATCCTCGCGGCCGGCATCGGTCTTACGGTAGAGCGCCAGGGCGCTATCGTATTCGGACGGCCGGCGTTGATATTTGAAATTGCCGCCATGGCAGTAGCGGCACGCGCAGCGCCGCACCTCCGTCAGGTCGCGCACGTCGGCCGTCACGACGCTGTGCAGGTGCTCGAGGATCTCGTCGGCCTTCAGCGCGGCGCGGGCGCGGGTCGGCTCCATGCGGCGGGCGA